AAGGTTGAATCAACTGTCCAGCTTCATCATATCTCTTTGGAATACCATTGCCTGATGCTTCTAGATAAGTAACTGCCTTACGCCAAGCGCTTGCATATTGAGAATCTCGTTCATCTCTATTCATTGCTGCGTATAGACGATTAATATGTGCTGGTAAAAATGCAGATACCATAGGTTGGTCTTCAGCATACTTACCTAAAGTAAGTTTAGTTATAGTATCAGCAGCGCCAGGATTCCAGATATCAACAAGGTTAGTTAGTACCTTCATAGATACGCCAGATAATGGACCAGCTAGTGTAGGTACCCAAGACTCAGGATTTAAAGATGGAGTTAACATCTTAAAGTTTGCACCAAAGTTAACTGGAAGTGGTGCTTTAAACTCAGCACCTATACCTAATCCTATTAATGTTCCTTGAACTGCTCTATACACAGGTTCAATACCTGGGTATATGAAGTAAGGTTCACCTTGATCATCGCGTTGTACAAACCCTGAGTGAGTTACACCTTCATAGGTAAGTGCTGCTTTTTGAATTGCCTCTGGGTTATAGCGCACTGCTCTATAAATACGGCGATAAAAGTCTTCAGTGGCGCGATAGAACCGAGCAAAGTTACGAACAGAAAAAGCAAGTTGACTTCGTATTAATGGATTATCTACATAAGCCAAAGTTTGTAGGATTGCTCTTTCTTCAACAATCTCTGCTAACTTCTTCTTAGCAAGATCAGTTGCTTTATCTATTTTAGCAGTATCTTCAGGATCTATATCCTTTAAGTGTGCTTTAATAAACGCTTCATCAAAACCAGACTTGTTGAACTGTTTACGAGTCTTAATCATCTCAGCTAAAACGATAGGTTCTCTGGACATACGAGCATTGGACATACCAAGCCAGGTCCAACCCTTTTCCATTAGAGAACTTACATAGTTATCAGTATCAGATACTGCAACTAGTTGTGGTCCTATTACATACTGAGGTAAATCATCCTCTACCTTAGGTAGATCATCTAGTGATAATTTTCCAGTAATAACGTATTGACCAGTCTCATCATCAAAAGTTCTGATTTTATTCAATAAATCTAAATTTAACTGTGTAGGATCTTTCTTTTCAAAGATCTGACGAGCTGATTTAATGATAGCGTCAGCGTGTTGTTCATCAGTTAAGCCATTGCTCTGTAAACGGAATTGTTTAGCAGTATCTGGGTTATCTTTTAACCACTTAGTTATTAAACCTCTTGCTACTTCTGGATTATCTAGGTTTGCAACAGCGATTGCACCTAATTCATCATTAGCATAATAGGAGATACGCATCAACCAAGCGATTAATGATGCCTCATCCTGAGCAGCAACTGGAATTTCCTTGTATCCTGTAGCACCCTTAGCTCTTCTAAAGTTAGATGGTGCTTCAATTCTTAAAGCTACAGTGCGAACACCGTGCTTTCTGTTGAAATCAATAGCAGATCTAACATAATCGTTACCAACTGCAAAGTTAGATGATGCTTCTACTACATCAGCAAGGGCATTATCCAAATCACCGTGCAGAATCTGCTCTGCTAAAAACTTAGACTCTTCATCAGTTAATGGTTTTCTGCCTATTTTAGCAAATGTTCTATTTAACTTACCCTCATTTAATGCTCTGGCAAGTACAAGTCTAGTTTGATAGACAGATCCACCTTTAGTTCCTTCTTTTAAAGAACTAATCTGGGATTTAATAGCAGCCTGTTTGGTTAGATTTGTTTCTGATTTTAAATCTTTGCGTAACTTCTTTATCTCTTTATTAGCAGTTGCTATGCGATCATCAAGTGTGGATAATTCTGCAGCAAATCTGTCTGACTCTTTTTTATTAACAAATCTTAAAACTAAACCTAGTGGATCTGATGCTCTTTTTTCTGAAATTAAACCTTCTTTAGATAAACCTTTAGGCATAGTTCTAGCAGTATTTAATCTAGTAGATAGTAATCTTGCCTTAGCAATTCCCCAAGGAGATTGACCAATTGCAATATTAACCATTAAGTCTTCTGTTGCGTTACGAATAGCATAACGAGGACCAGCTAAAGTTAAGAAAGACCAAGCACCAGTCATTCTGTCTACCCAGTCTTTATTGGCAAAGCCAAACATTTTCTGAATAAGAGTGCTGCGAGCTGCTGCTCTATCTATATCCACAATATTAGGCGCTGTAACCATTGGTGATAGATCAGATACAATGAGACCTACTTGCTCACCATTTGCTAGACGAGCTGGATTTTCGCCATTACGAGTAACTGCAAACTTAGCATTACCTTTATTGGTTAAACGGCGAACAATAATTTGTCCTGGCTCTGTAGCATTTAAGCCACGAGCATCAGCAATTGTTGACCATAGACCATAAAATACATCTTTGCGGCGAGCAGTATCATCAATAGAATCAAATGCTTGAGCAATTAACTTAGATTCACTTTGTGGTAAAACTAATCTAGCTAAACGATATATCTGGGTAGAGGCATCTTTAGCGGTTACATCAAAAGTATCATCTTTGAACAAAGGCGCAATAGCAAACTTAGCCTTTAATCTATCAATACGGTATGCAATACCTGCTGAAGATAGACGACCTATTTTCTTATATCTATCGCCAGGTTTAATTACTTTAACTAATTCTTCTTTACCATTTATTAAAGCCTCAGCAATACCATCATCAGTTAAAGGAGATCCATAAAAATCATTTATAAGTCCAGGACCTACTTTATCAATATTAAAAACTTTATTAGCACCAGTTACAAATGCTATACGAGTCTTGCGGGTAGCATCTAGGCGAGGCATAAGAATACGCTTACGACCTATTTGACCCTTCATCATTTCATCTAACTGTTTAGCATTTTGGAAAAATGCTTTTGCAGTAACAGCATCAGATATTGGGATATCTGCCTTATTAAAAGATTTTATTACATCAGGACCTAGCTCTGGGGCTAATACCTTAAGACGGTTAGTAGCAGCAACTTGAGCAGGAGTACTTTTAGTCTCTAATGCTTTACGTAGATTACTTAGTTCAGCACCGTACTCATTCCAAAAGTTAATTACCTTAGGCTCAGAAAATACTGTGTCTACTTTATTACCACCAACTACTACATCTAATGCGTACTTTTTAACATCATAAAGTTTTTTTACTTTACCAGCCGCAAGCAATGGGTCAGCAAATATACGGTATGCAGCATCTACTGCACCAGAAATACCTTTATATAAAAATCCGTTTTTAACAAGATCTCCAGGAGTAACGGCATCTACTACATTTGCTATCGCTCTACCAGGAGAGTACTTAGCTGAATTAACTGCATCAAGGGTATCTTGGAATAATTCTTGTTCTTCTTTTGTGCCTTGTTTTTTATATGCTAAAGCTAAGTATTTTGCTTCTACTGGAGTTGCTTCTTTTATTAACTGTGCTTGGTCTTCTCCAGAAGCAATACGGACAGCAATATCTACTGCATCTTTCCCATATTTTCTACGAGCAGAGTCTAAGCGACCAGCATTAAACTTCTTCTCACCACTAAGGCCTGCTTCATCCCAAGCCTTACCTAAACTAAGATCTTCCTCTAATGCTATTTGTGCAGTTCTTGCAACGCGAGTAGAGGTATCAGAAATATAATCAAGACCCTTTAATAAAGCACCACCAGTATAATTCCAGGCAGAACCAAGCCAACCCTGCTTTGGTTTAACATCTGGATTTTCTTCGCCAAATGTTTTAGCAAGTGTTTTCTGTTGCTCTGGTGTGTAATTCTGGACAGCCTTTGAAGCTACATCAGATGGTAGATTAGATAGTTCCCTATGTACATTAAGTACTTTATTTAGGTCCTCTATCTTCTTTCGTTCTGCCTCTGATAAACCTGCCGCATAAGCTGCTGCTTTTAGATTATCAGCCACTATTGTCCTCTAGATAACGCCTGTTGATATAGTACTGCGATATCTCCCGTCTCATCGTAAGCAATGAGATCAGCTAAAATATCTGAAGTTTTGCGACCTGCAAATTTTGACTGCATCATTAAAGTTTCTGGACCAGGGCCTGGTCCTATTTTTGCACCAGTCATAATATCTTGAGTTTTGTTTTGAGTGTCAGCAAATAATGGAGTTACTGGTGTTAACTGCTTTAATGGATCTGCTGGTCTTCCACCAACATCATCTGCAATACCGCGAGTCTTAGACTTAGGTGCTGCTGTATTAAGTGCAGCAGTATCATCGCCGTATGCTATGGATCCTAGATCCATATCTGTTCTCTTTGAGAACTTACTAGGACCTGATGCTCCTGCTAATGGGCCTCTAGCCATCGTTGTTCTCCTTAATAGTTTCTAAATCTTGTGCAAACTCTTGCCAGACTTTTGCTTCTTGGCTTTTTTGATTTGTGTAATAAATACTCATATGATGCAGATCTTCTGCCAGCGCTTCAAATGCGCTAATTAAATTTAAAAAGAATCCTGAAATGATTACGAAAAAATCTGATGAACGAACTGGGCGCTGTAGATCATCATCCATAACGCCCAGCCCCTTTCTTAAATAATTACTTCTTTACTGATGTACCTTTACGGCCTGGTGCTGCATATCCGAAGAACACTTTTCCGCCTTCTTTTCCTGCTGGCTTGTTCTTGCCTTCAGTTGGCTTTGCGGTTGGTGCTGCTGCTCTTGATCCCTTATTCATTTTCCACCTCCTTACGCTCCGCCAATGGCGGCGAGTAGTTGATCTATGCCTGGTTGAGATTGTCCAGTAGCAGGGGCCGCACCGACTTGTTGTTCTTGAGTTGGCTGCGAGGCAGGGGCGGGGGCCGCACCTGCTACTGGAAGTTGTGCTGCACCACCCATTGGCATTGGTTGCTCTACTGGAGCAACTGGTTCTGGTGCAAATGCTTTTTCAATTACTGATTCTAAAGACTGTCCCTTTTGACGACCCTGGATTACTTCTGCGATTCTAGAAATGATTTGAGTTGGGTCTTGACCTTGGGAAGCAAGTGCGGGTATAGCTTGTGCATACTGAGCAACAGCAACCCTAAGAGAATCGCGCATCTCTTCAATGTCAACCCTCTGTTCTTCTTGCGTAACATTTAGATCTAGTGGTATCTCTCTGCGAACATAGTCGCGGCTTAC